ATTTTTTTGTTTACTGGTGAAGCACTAAAATCAATAATATGTAAAAGATCTGTAGGATCTTTACCTGTAGCATCTAGTGCTGTTAAAGCTGTTATTTTCTTATCAGCCATAATTCTCCTTAAAAATTAATGTGAACCCCCCATATTTCAGGGGGGAATTATACTCTAGGGACTCTAGATCAATTATGCAGATACAGTGATTGTTCCTGCAGCTGTACCAATTCCTGCAACTGATGTTATTGTTGCAGCTCTTCCTGCCATTGCACAAGTATGGTGGTCTTGGTCTAATCCAGTTCCAGCAAACGTAATGCGAGGAGCTCCAGAATAATGAGTTCCAGCAGTACCCACTGCAACAGCAGATACCCCAAGTGTTACATTAACTGTCAGTGAACTACCAGAACCAGTAGTGGATTGTTGTGCGATAGCAGCAACTCCACTTGCAATTGCAGTATATGCCCCAGCTGCAACAACTTCTAATGTTGTTGCGGGCCCTGTTCCACCACCACCAGAAATTGCTGTAACTTTATATGTTGCATTTGTTCCAGTTCCAAAACCATTTGCGATAGTAACCACATCATTAACTGCATGACCAGAACCACCAGCTGCGACTGTTGCACTCACAACTTTAGCGGTTACTGCACCAAGAACAGCGGTTGCTGTAAAAGTATGACCCATATTATCTAATGTTGCAGTTGGAAATGTAGTAGAACCAGTTGTTACTGTAGAAGTAACAGTCTGAGGTGTACTTACTGAATCTCCCCTTGTGTCCACAATAGTACTACCACTGACTTGAGCCATACAATCAGCTCCAAATGAAAGAACATCATTTGCATTAGTAGCACTATCTCCACCATTAATACTTGCACTAGTAAATACTAATGAACTTGTTCCTGACCCAGAAACATAAGGTAGATTATGATTTCGTCCACCTGTTCCAGATACAACCACTTTTGGGTTTCCTGTAACTGTAACAGCTTCGTTGAAGTGTACTCTACAACTAAGAGTTCCACCCTCTGATTTATCAAATGCTGTGGTAATCCAATCGATTCCTGAAATGTCACCTGTACCAATTTTTCCTGAAAGTCCTTTAATGAAACACAAAATTTCTGGTGATGCGTTTGCGTTTCCGTTGCCAGTGAACTTTCCACCTGGCTTTGCAACCCAACCAAATTCATTGGCGATTACATCTTCTTTTTGTTCTGTTGTAAACCATTTTGGTTTGGCTTCATCAGTTTCAGTTTTTCCCCATAATGCCATGGCGATTCTCCTTATAATTTGTTGTTAATATTTATGCAAAACCCAAATTCTTGAGTCTTGCGATTGTTCTATTTACACTGGTATGGTGGATTCCAATCCCACCCTTCGCTTCCCATTCTCTAATATTTTTCGGGTGGTCATCCACCAGAATATTTGGGGCTTGTGTTCTACCATCCCTTGCAAATTTTTGTTTCTCTGATCTCATGACCAGATTAATTCTGCTCCTCGGCAGAGGTTCCACATGAGTCCTCAACCAATCCTCTTTTCCCTTTGCAGAGTTTGGTTCAGACCTTGCGTATGCAGACATAATGCTTGGTTCATAAGGCTTCAGAAATTTCCAAAGTTTTTCTGCCCCAGGCATCCATTCTAGATTCTTCCAAAAATCTTTAGTTTGAGATATCTTATCCCATTTCTCAGGTTTCTTAACATCACCAATCGGTTTCCCATGTACCTTCATGGCACCCTTCTCAAGATTGACAAGGACACCATCCATATCTAGATAGACATGAGGTAACTCAGATTTGAGTTCATACTCGACTAGGAAATTTGAAAGTTGTTTCATTAGTCCCTTCTTTTCATTCCACCTTTTTTAACTTTAGTTACAGTAGTTTTGGATCTCTTAGTTGCTCTTGCGATCTCTTCTGGAGATCTTGCAACTTTCTTTCCACCTACTATTTTTTGTCTAGCAATACCCTTCTCATTTCTCTGTATACTTTGTTTCTTCACAGCCAACTTTTTTCTCTGTATTTTTTGGGTGGCTGTCATGTGTTTTTTGATTGGTCCACGTTTTACTATTTTAAGTTCTGCAACCAATTCTGTAAATGTTATCATTTTGACTCTTCTGGATTAATTACAACCTTCTCTTGAGGTTTCTTGGTGAATGTCTTTTTTCCTGAAACTGGCTCAGGATCTTCACCCTGTTTTGCCTCTGCCCAGAGGTTCACTGAACGATCTCTAGAGATAGTGTTCATATATGTGTTCATCTGTATTGCTGAATCGTGATCTTGCTCTTTACTCATTTTTTCTTCTCCTTGTTATATTGTGCCCATGCGATAGCATAAGGTGCTGATGGGTCATCGAATTTTTTCTTTAACGCCTTTACCACTTTCTCTTTGCCGGGCGGGGCAACCTCAGGCATCTTCTGATCCATGAGGTTGATATATGTTGACAACATCGAGGCATAACTCTGAATCTTCAATGGATTCAAACCAGCATCCATCAACTTTTTGTATATCGCAGCTGCAACATTCATTGGTAACTTGAATTTTTGTGCAAGTTTCGATACTGATTCAGAGGTCATCTTGACCTTCTCGCCAGGCGTAATTTTTTTACAATGTCTTACATACTCAGGAGTACCAATTTCATAAGCCTCTCTTCGATACTTTTCCCAAAGGTTTCTATTCTTGAGAAAATGAATAGCATCTGGAAGTTTATTACTCTGACTTTTAATCTGACGAGCATCTTCCAGCCAAACCTTATGTAGAGAAAAATCTTCTTGTACTATAGTCACGTAATTTGTTCCACGTTTAACAACCTCTCCCTTATGACCATGTTTTATATCCTCTACCCACTCACCAATAGTGAACATTAAATTTTGAAAATATTGTTCCCTTACAAACTCTATATCGTTCATTTCAGATACAGGCTTGAAGGGTTTGATTTCCCTTGCAATACCCATACCTTTACGAACATCATTGAACAGTTGAGTGCCATCATAACCTTGTGGTAATCCCAACTTGAACGAATCATAATCCCCGCTACCAGCTGCAGCTCTCATCTTCGATGCAGACATTCCTGTAACACCCTCTGCATCTGGATCACGATCTCCAGCACTAACTACTTTTATTTCTGAATAACTATAGTATCCATGCCTTCCATCAACTCCATTGTATTTGTCTAATAGAGTCTGGAAGTCATTGACACGATCACTACCTACAACCATAACCAATCGATCATGATCATTTAAATGTACTGCAACATCAATTGCGGTTCTCAAGGATAAAGTAGAGCTCTGTCCTCTCATTTCTTTCGGAAACATCTTGGAAAGATAAAACATCTTCTGACTGTGAGACAGAGGATTCTTTTTCTTGTCCTGTGAGAAACTACCAAAGATATGTGCTTTACCACCTTCTTTTCTTGCAACCTTTATAGTTGCCTGTAGTAACTTCTGATGTCCAATCGTAGGTGGATTGAACCTACCGAATGTAAAGACAGCAGTTTTACCTACTGCCTCTACAAATTGAGAAAACTTCTTCATGTAACTTCTGCGCTTTTCTTTGCTTTCAATTCTGCAGCTCTCTGCGTATGTGCTTTCTTAATGACCTTTGCAAATTTCTTTGCAAGTGCCTTATATTTTGCACCCATCTTCTTTGCAGCCATGTCTGCCTTCTTTTCAACTTTTTCTTTTTGAGCAGGAGATAGATCTGCAAGATCTTTACCTTTTCCAACCACTCTCTGCATAACAAATTGTCTTGCTCTCTTCATCCCTTTCTTTAAGGCAGCATCTTGAGATAAAGCTTTGAGTTTATTTTTTTCTTTTCTGAATTTAGTAGATGCTTTCTTTCCAATGATCTTGAGTCTTCTTGCCATTGCCTTTCGGGTGCCAATATCGACCTCAGATATTTGGTCTACATCATCTCTAAGCTCTTCAAAAGATTTCATTTGTTCCTCAGTAATCTTTTTACATGAGAGTAAAGTGGTGAGTCTGTTTCCTCTTTCTCCATTGATTTTGAGATTGCTTTTCTCTTCTTATGAAGATATTCGTCAGATCCATCTGTGTCTCCGTCATTGTCCAGATCTTTATCTTTACGATCTTTGAACTTCTTTTTGACAGCTTTTGGATCTACCTTGTCCATACCTTCACCATCATCCGATTTATCATTGGATGCATCTTCCATTTTTTTCTTTTTATGATAACCTTCAACAACTTGTTTGATGGTTTCTTCGATATCCATATTTTCCTTTTCTGGGGTTTCCATAAGTCCTGCGAGTTTTGCTTGTTTATTCCACCAGGCTTGTGATTGTGATTTTCCACTTTTGAGTGCTTGTTTCATCAACATTTTTGCTTTGGTAGCAACCAATGCATTATGTTGTTGGTCTGAATCACCCATTTTACCTTCTTCAAGTTCTGTTTCTTCAATATACATATTGAGTTCAAACTTCTTGTTGTCTAAATTTGCAACCTGAATGTGGACATTTTTCTTTTTGTCTGTTCCCAGAATGTATCGATTGGTTTTACCTTTTGATGGTTTCCTGGGCCCAGTTGCGACCTTGTTATCAATCTCTTCTGGATCTACTGTAAATCCTTGTTTCTTTGCATGAGCATAAGCGTGCTGCATTGCAGATGAGAAATCTTTATGATAGAGTTCGTAGTTTGCCTCATCAAGAGTTTCTTCACCCATCATCTTCTCAAGCTCTGCTTTTGCCTTTGCATCCAACTCTGCTTCTTTCTTCTTCATCACTCCAAGTTTCTTCATGAAACCTTTCGTAACTTTGTCTATCTTTTTTTGATCAGGTTTGTCACCTTTTTGAACCTTACCACCCTTTGCCAAGAACGCTTTGATTTGGTCTTCGTAGTCAGATGCCTTTTCATCAACCTCAACTTGTTCAAGACCTGCTCTTTTTCTTTGATCGAGTTCTCTTTTCTTTTTTTCATCTCCAGCAGTTTTTCTATTTGCATGCTTAGGAGTTTTTAACTTTTTTCTCATTTCTACGTCATCATAAGACTTTCGTGCTTCTTCAATATCTTCCTCATCATCATGTGGAATTGGTTCTCCGTTTGCATCCTTTTCGTGATGTTCTTTCATTGACTTCTCCAAGTCATCAGCCTGCCCTGCATGAGCCTGACTTGCCTTCTTCAGCATCTTGACTACTTTTTTGACAACTGGTTTGTCTTCGTCATCCAATTCTTCTTTGACAGGTTTTCCACCCTTGGAAATGATTCCATTCATTCCCTCTTTCTTGACTTGTGCAAGGAACTTTTTGGCATCCTCTAAAGACATAAACTTACTGACCTTGATTGGGCCCTTCTTTGAAGATGCATACTTGACCTCAAACTCAGGTTTTGCTTCCTGAAGGTCAGGTGTGATTCCGTCCACAAAATCTACTTTGCGAACACCTGTTTGTTCTTGGACTTCTTTTAATGCTTGTGTCCAACTTTTTGAATATCTCATGTGACTCCTATTTGTGTTTACGACAACATAATGGTTTAATTTTTCTTACCAGCATCCCAATTTTTAGTAGTGGTAAATAAATTCTTTGTAAATTCTAATCTGTCAACTAATTTGACAATTTTTTCACCAGATATTGCAGTAAATCCTTCTTGGCCTACTACGTCAAATCCTGAATCTGTTTTTACGAAAGTTTTAAGTTGTTTTACTTTGTTTAACTGAGTGATAACCTTTTCCTTTATGACAATTGACTGAGACACAAAATTTATGACAGTCAACCAATCTTTGGTTTCAGATTTTAGCTTATCCCTCAACCCTTTTTCTTTTTTCTCATCAAATGATTTTAAACTTGTTTTCTTCTTATTGACCAACCATTCAATAAAATTGGTAAAATATTTTTTGGAATTTTTAACAACAACTCCTCTTCTAACTTCGCTGTCATCAAACCTAACAAATTCAGTAATTATTCCTTTAGAAACCCTCTGTAAATTATTTATAGATGTTTTTGATTTACTGGACATTCCTTTAAGCAAACTTAGATCTTGATTTAATTTGGCAGTCTCTGATTTACTGAACAGAGCCCCACCTATATCCGTTAAATTTGCATCATCGAACCAAACATCTTTACTTTTTCTGAACTCATTTTTAGACACATCAAAGGATGCAGACATCTCTGAAAGTTTAGTTCCAGTGTATCTTGTGTGCATTGCTATACCTAACTTGGCACTATTTATTTCTTGTCCTAATTCACTATCTGATGGAACACCATAAGCAATACTGTTTGGTCTGAACAATAATAAAGACTCTCCATCAATTGTAGTTTTAGTCTTTTGGTCTGGGGTAAACATCAAGTCACCTTGATACACTCCCTTATTTTTCCAAATCTTGGGTAATAATTTTAGTGCAAGTTTCAACTTGTCTGGAAGCTCACCCTGACCCCCATGAAATTTATCAATATCTGCGTTTGTATAATTGATCTTTGGAGTACCTTTTGAAAACGTAGATTTAGTACCCACAAAAAATTTGTCATTCTCAGGATTTACTCCAGCAACCAAGCCAGGAGCTCCATCCCATTTAAGTCCCACTTTTAGAGAACCAGATTTACCACCACTTAACATCTCTACAAGAGACTCTAGAAAATTTACTGTGACATTTACACCTGAGCTACCATCAATTAATACTGATTGATCAATATGTAATAGGTGTGTATTTTTTGCTTCTAGTATAAATTGTCTAAAAGTCCTCATTTAACAAACTCTTCCATTTCATCTGGAACCACCAGACCCTTATGAGATTTTTTGATTACGGCTACAAATGTATTAATGACCTCACGTTTTTTGGATTTATATGGATATCTAGGACTGTCCAAAATTTTAAATAGTGATTCAAATGTTTCTGCATCTCTGACTGTAAATGTAGGGCCCAAGACTGCCTTTACAATACCTTCTGGTTGATCCTCTAAAACTTCAGTCTCAAGAGTCTGTTTTCTTCCCTTCGCAAATAATTTTCCAGATTTACCTATTCTTGTTTGTAATCCTCTTATCAGACCACGTTTTAAATCTATGAAATTTCTTTTAAATAATACAGGTATCTCTTTATTATTTTCATCATATCCCTTTTCAAGAACTTTAAGATTCATAACTGAAGCCATAGATGATAACAATATATTTCTATAGATACCTTTCCACTTTGATTGTTCTTCATGTGGACTCCAAAAGTTAAACTTTGCGAGCTCTATATTATCAACGATCATCAAATCAAGTTGAACTTTTTTATTTGCCTGTTTACCATCAGTATTTGATATTGGCCATTTGAGGGATATTACTCCTGTTCCTCTATTGGATACAGCACTTTTAGATATTTTCTTTACTTTATTTGCGATAAAATCAAATAGTTCATCTGCAATTTGTATTCCATTAGCTCGTAAAACTTTGTTAGCATCAATTGCGAGATCTATGTCACCTGAAGAACCACCTGCCTTCTTTTTTCCAGTTGAACCTAATACTGCTGTATCATTGTCCTTAATCTTCAATACGCTAACAACTCCCTTTGATATTGCCTTTAAAGTTGCTTCTACATTTTCTTGGTTGATTCTGTCAACTCCCATGACAGCACCACCACCTTCTTTTAGAAATCCTTTAAAATCTAACATCTTACCATGTCACTTTGTTATTATACCTAATATCCGGCACAATTCCAAGAAAATCCATCATGGCTTGAGCTGAACTGGTAACGTATTTTTTAACCTTAGTGAAAAGTGTTTTTAAGAAAGTTTTAAATTTATTCCATGCTCTTTTGATTGAATCAAAAAACCCTTCTGAGAGGTATTCTAGTTCTCCTGTATCAACTTGATCATAAACTTCTTTCAATGCTTTTGCTCCTGCATTATAACCAAGTCCTACTGTAGACCAAAATCTATAATGTCCTGTTTTGGTATCTTTACCATCTATTTTTTTGGTCACAGCAGTAGATTTAAATTTTACATCTGGTTTGACTTGTGGTAAGATTTTCTCAACGTATGGATCATTTGGTGACGATACTTTATGATAACTTGCAGAACCATCAAAGTCAACTACTAAAAAAGACTCAGCTGTTCCCTCATTACCACCAAACTTTACTGCACCTGTCATTGCTTCAAATACAAAATGTTTTTTAAATTGTTGATTTCCTGCGAACAGATCTGCAAATTGTTGTTTTAATCTAATATTAAGATCATCACCAGCTTTCAATACTTTATCTTTGTCGAATGATCCAGCAGCAACATCAGCAATTTTTCCTTGTTTTGATTTTGTTTTTTGATAAACTGTACCACCTTTTTTCTGAATGGAAGCACCACCCATTTGTGTTCCAACATGAGATGGCATTAAATTTCTTATTCCCTGCTCTATATCTCTTGCTAGTTTATCAAGATTCTGATCAAATCCACCTATACCCTTGACTGCAACTTCAAATGTAGATAAAGCCTCATCTGATCCACCTGACATAATTTGAGATGATCCCTTTTTCAGAGAAATCTTTTCACCACCTATAATGATATCTGTTTTTGGTGTAGTATTAGAACCTCTCCACTCTTTACTAACTGGAGCTGAAACTGACATTCTATTAGTTCCACTTACCTTAATATTTGCATTGGATAATATTTTCTTTCCTAATTCCAAAGGAGTTTCAAAACCATTTTTGACTGCATAGGGTTTCAAATTTTTATATACCCCCCTTTGACCACTATCTCCACCAGCTGCATCAACTAGGACAAATTCCATTTCTTTTGCAGCTTCGGTAGAACCTTCTGCTAGATATGACTTAAAAGTATACATTTGTGTTTTAAAAAAAGGGGAACCAGAGACAGTAAAGGCGAGTTGTATCAAGTTCCCATGTGAATATAATATACTAGAAAGTATTTATATTAATTGAACTTCCAATCGGTAGTGTCTATCGACTTATCAAAGGCGGGCTGATCATCTTGACCAGAATCTACGATATCTTCTTGTGCAGACTGTTCACAATCATACAACTTCATTCTCGCTCTGTCAATCCCGACAACGAACTTTTTGTTCTTTGTGGGATCATTGTACCGATTTTTAAGTTGCTTAACAAGTATTTGATTGAGTTTTTCCAAATCTTCAGTTTGGATGAGAGCGAACATGAAATCCGCTGTAGCAGGTAGACCGAAGCTCTCACTGGTATCCTCCAATCCGATATCACTGCTCTGATATCCCGATCTAGTCGTTTGTGTAGCCGATACGATTGGTAAGTCACATTCCACAGCAAGTCCTCGTAACTCTTCTGCAATCGCTTTAATATAGAAGTATGATCCAACATTTGCATTTGCCTTAAATCTAGATGATGCACAAATATTTAGGTAGTCAATGAAAATTATCTTAGGAACAAACTGTCTCTTCATTGCCAGTTCCTTGAGTAGTCCTCTGATATGACCCACATGGGCCGATGCAGTAGGATACTCTTTTACGACCAGAGTTCCCTTGGTCTTGTTCTTTATTTTATCAACCGAACTTTCAAATGTCTGTTTTGGTAAATCATGCAACTCATCCATTGTCAAGTCCATGAGGTTTGCATCAATACGTTCTGCAATCCTTTCTTCTGCCATCTCCATTGTCACATACAGAACATTGTGTCCCTGCATCAAGATATTAGCAGCTTGATGGCACATAAAAAGAGACTTACCGACACCAGTTCCAGCAAGACAAATATTAAGAGTTTTGTTAGGAAGCCCTCCATTGGTTATCTCATTAAAGAACGAAAGATCGAATGGAATCCTTTCCTCTTTCGTATGATAAAACTCAAAACGATCAAGGGCGTCATGAATGTAATCGTGACCAACAGAGCTATCGAAACTAACAGAAAGAGCGCTGGATAAAATATCAGGCAAACAATCAGCGTTACGATCCTTGTCATCACCATTAATAATGTGGATTCCCTCAAGGACTGCCAAGTGAATGGCCCTATCTTTGCAATATCGCTCTGTAACATTGACCAACCATCTCTCGTCAACTTCTTCAGCTGCCAAGGTACTGAGAACCTTCTGAGTATTCTTCCAAGCTTCCTCATTTAGATCACTCCTTTTTTCTATCTCAATGTGCAACGCCTCTTTAGATGGAATCGCATTGTATTCATCCATGAATTTGTAAAACTCATCAAAGATGATTTTGTTTTCACCATTTTCAAAATACTCATTCTTCAGAAATGGTAAGACTTTCCTTGTATAATTCTCGTTCGTCAGCAAGTGACTCAGAATCGCTGTCTCTGTAGATAATGTCAACTTCATCCTCCTTTCTTAGGCCTTTTTCCATACATGATATTAAAATGTCTCCACAAATTTTGTGAAACTCTTCTTCAAATTCAATGTGATTACTGTTTTCACTTTTACAAGGAATTATCGTAAAATGTAAATTCAAACCACCTTCA